ATTTTTTTCAGCCTTTTCATGATTAATAAACTCAGTAAAATCAATCTCCATTTTTTCAGAATAATAAGAGGTAATAAACCTATCCACAACTATCGTCATTATATTATACGTTTTAAATAAAATTTTCTTTATATAACACTTGATCTATACCATCACCTTCTTCTTTTTCAAGTTTATTTTTTCGTGCTTGTTTTAGTACATTTATAGCATCATTCACCTCTTTTTGAGTGACAACTTCTCCGCCTGCAACATCTTGTATTTGTTTATATTTATCGGGAATAATACAGTATTTACTATTTTCATTAAAGATGTAGTCTACTAACAAAATAAAGATCGCAGTAAGAACGAGCGAAATAAAAATATCGCGTGTACCTATCCATAAAATAGAAAAGATAACAAGTTGTCTACCCAGAGAATATTTAACATAATTTTCTTGGGTTTTACTAAGGTCTATCATAACATATTTTGAACCAATATTCATGGTTAACATGATAATTCCGGCAAAGTATTTATTATCATTTAGAACATTTACAATATCAACAAAACTTTTGAACTTTTTGGACTTTTTTTGTTTAGACATATTATAGTTCAATTATAAAAAAAATATATTTGATTCTAATAAAGCGATGTCACTCGCATTATTTGCTTCACCTATTGATTACAAAGAGGATGGAATTGACCAAAAAATCAAAAACAAACTGAGTCATGATATGTTACAAAATAGTTTGCCTCCCACTTCTAAACACGAGACTTATAACACGATAGATAAGAAAAATCCATTAAAGAATGATTTTTCAAATAAATATGGAGACACAAGTGTTTTAGATATTCATAAAAATTTAAAGGAAGATAATGATACAGAATTATCCAATTTTTATAAATCCGAGTTAAATAATATCGTCTTGCCTGAAATTAAAACAAACCAATATTTGTTGATGGACGATAATAATGTTGAAAAATACAAAACGCAAGGAACGAATGATGAATTGTTAAGCAAACTAGATCACATGATTGAAATGTTTGAACAACAAAAAGAGATTAAAACTGCTCAAAAGAATGAAGAAATTATTCTGTACAGTTTTTTAGGAGTTTTTACGATCTATATTTTAGACACATTTGTCTCCATCGGGAAATACACTAGATAGTTAGATAGATTTTTTTTGAAAGATCATTACCGTAAAAGGAATGGACATTTTGTAAGTTTCTTTTAGGTGTAGTCCATAAGGTTTGCATTTAGAAATAATGGTTTTTTCGTCATAATTATACAAGGTCTGAATATTTTTCCGGGTTTTGTAATTTACATCCGTTATCTTTTCAATAAGAGTATGGTTTGATATTTCGGTTGAATAATTATAATTTGCTGAAAAACACGGAGATGGATTATGGTTTACCATTTTGTAAAGAGGAAAGGTATCTATATCCGCAACACAAATAATAAATATACCTGTATGTACAAGCCAGTCCGAGACATTATTAAATAACTGATTTATATCTTTAATGGTATGAATGGTTAATAAGGGGCAATATATACAAGTAAACTTGTTATCTTTGAAGGTGCTCTTTTTTAAAAAGGAGCCTAGTATGTAGTTATTTCCTGGATATTTAAATTTAGACATTTTTATCATAGATTTGGAATTATCAATCCCTATAGCTGTCCCGGATAACATTTCAACCAAATGACCGTTTCGCGATTTGATACATAAGACCAGGCTGTCCTGACAAAGATAATGTTTAGTCATTTTTATTAATTCTTCGTAGTAAGGAAGTGTAAATACCATGTCATCATAATGATAGGTATAAAAATTATCATAGATATTGTCATCTAAATAAACCTTGTCTTTGATGGTATATTCTGTTTGATTTACAGAAAATCCCTCTTTATTACTCAATAATAAATATGTCAATAGTAGAAATATTAATACATATAATATCATTTGTATTAATATAGTATTTTTTTTTGTGAATAAGAGATATAATGGAAATAGAGGATTCACGAAGGAATTTCAAAACAATTACAATTTCAAATTATAAAAAGTCAAATGTCATTAAAGAACTTGAAAAAAGCATATACTACCACAAAACGGAGGAAGCATTCTTTTGGACGGGTCAGTTGTTATGCAGCGGCTTTATCATAGAACTATGGAATTTATATATTTATTTTATATGCAAATATATTCATGTAACGAATCCAAAAATACCTCTTTATCTATACAAAAAGTTTTCGGAGTTTAAAGAGTTGGCAAATGTTAGCAGCGACGACTTTGAATTAAGAAATATATACGAAGTACGCGTGATCTTATTTAGTATTACACAGATTTTGTCAGAGTGCAAAAAAGACACAACTCTTGATACGCTGAAATTTGTTTTTAATTTTGAAGAAGTGTTTCAAAATTTGAAGGCGCCTAACGTGGAATATATTAAGCCGTACTTTAAGGACGGAGATCCAAAGGAGTTATTCATTTCGTTAAACGAGTTTGTGTATCACCTAGTTGAGACAAAAAGTAAAATAGATATACTTTATTGGGTTGACTGGATTATTGGTTACGATGATATGCTTCAAAAAAAGAAAAAGCCTATCTTCTGTGAATCAAGAGACTTTATTAAAACAAAACATTTAAACATTATTTGGATCTTATTTGAAATTTTCTTTTCTTTCAAGGAGCCTGTTATTTTAACAAAAGTAATTGAATCACTGTTTGAACTGTTTACTATAAAATACACTCCGCAATCTAATAAAAAAAAGAAATATATTTTAAATTATTGCGTCATGCTTATCATAACAGATAACATAGACTTTAATAAACCAATCATAGAAAATACAGGAGTTTTTACACATTTAAAGGATAATATAGAACTAATATTTAGTCAGATTAAGAAATCAGAAGTAATTGAATAAATTATTTGTATAGTATAATTATGGCAAAGAATGTACTGAGAAGGCAATTTTCAAACATGTATGGAAAGGACAAACCGTTTCAATTAAATACAAGTAACGTGAAGTTATCAAATAGTACTGAAAACATGGAAGTAAACTCTAATCAATCTAATCAAGTGAAACGTACTCTGAAAAACGAATTTAAAAATGTCTATGGAGAAAATGAACCACCGAAAAGTATGTTTCCTGAAATAAAACCCTCAAACATGACGGTTAGTGCCATTATATTTTTAACGGTATCCATAATACTTGTATCCATCTTGTATTATTATCGTAATAATATATTTGATTTCTTTAAAAAAACAAAGGATACTATTACTAAAACAGATACAGTAGCCCAACTTGAAAGTAAGTATGATAGTTTATTTGATAGTATAAATAAAAAAATAGAAGAAGATGATAAGGAATTGTCTGAAATAAAATCAAAACTCAATTCGGAAGTACATAGTATTGAAAAAGACGAAAAAAAGGAAAAGGAAACAAAGGCTCAAATAGATACGGGAGGTGTTGGGACTTTGAACGCAAAAATAGAAACAAAATATAAAGATAATCAAATCGTAAAAGGAAATGGTTATTGTTATATAGGTTTTGATAATCATATGCGAGAATGTACTGACGTATACGAAGGTGACATTTGTATGAGCGGACAAATTTTTCCTACTCTAGATGTTTGTGTAAACCCAGAGTTTAGGCCTTAAGCCCTTAAAGATAGTTTTTAAATTGAACTAAAGGAGACAAATAATATCCTGGAAAATTTGGATCTCTAATCCCAGAATTTGATGGCGGTGTTAATACCGTAGTGTTACACGTTAACGTTGCATTTTCAGCCGCAATTTGGCGCAATTTTGCAGAACTATATACCCTGCGCGCCTGATTGCTTACTATGTTTGAAAATTCATTTGTTTTAAACCCTGCATTATTAACCCCTCTGTATTTCAAGTATTCAGCCTTTCTACGCATCTGTAAGTCTTCATAACTACTAAATAAAAGTAAATTGGAATCAAATTTTAAATTTCCACCATATCCATTTGTTCTCCCGTTAAGAGTCGTGATAGGAATAATTGGATTATATTTATTTGAACCTATCGTTCTTAATTGAATTAATCCCAAATAAGGATAATTCACTGTTGTATTTCTAGGATCAATCTTGTCTGCATCATAACAACTGTTTGTAGTACTAGAAACATCAATTGTGGTTTTATTTATATTTGGTGTTGCAGTTGGTTCTACAGTTATAGTTTCGGTTACAACATCCGTTATAGTGGATGATTTTGTAATAGTTAGTTCTTTTTCAAGCGTGTGTACGACACCGGATATGTCTATAATTTCTGTTTTAGTGAAAGTTGTATTTCCTTCCTTACTTACGGTTATCGTTGTATTTCCATTTTGTGTTATAGAAATTATAGTCATTATTATTATATTTTATTAAATTTTATCAACCTTTTTAGGAGGTTCAACAACCTCTAATTTATATAATTCCTCCACAAATGTGCATTCGTGAACTTCCGGTAAATTATGTTTTATACAAAATGACTGATTGCATTTGCATGTAATTAAAATAATGTTGCGTTTTTTACAGAAAAAACAAATCATTACCTATCATCTAGTTTATTTATTAAATCATTTACCTGTAATAATAGTATCACCTTCAAATAGTTCTTTTTCAATCTCTTCCAAGGTTGCATTTACACCGAGATTTTTCTCTTGTGTATTCATATTCTGAATAGAGACCAATTCACCCTTTTCGTTGATTGTTTGTGTAAGTCTATTGTTTGATTCCTTGGCCTTTTCCATATTTTCTTTAATTGCTTTTACCTTGGCTTCCTTTACTCTTTTATCAAATTGAAGTTTGGCATTATCCTCGTTCTTCTTTTTCTCGTGCATGAGTTCGTTCAATTCCTTTTCTAAATACTGGACGTTACCTGTTTTATATGCCTCCGGATGAAAGGGTATCCATAATCCAACAGGACCCACATAGACATCATGATTTGGGTCTACCTCGCGGATCATCTTACACCTTAATTCTGCCTCTTGTTGAGTAGGAAACACACCGCGAATCTTTAGTCCTCTTACTGATGTCTGCATTGAATGCTCGTCCATGTACTTTTCTTCCAGTTGATTCTCTCTAACGTCTACAAATGTTTTATAGTCGGCCTCTACACTTGTATTCAAACTCTCTCTTTCAGATGAGACAAAATTCTTGAACTCATCGTTCAATTCATCTGGTTTTATATTGTATTTGTACGAAACATAGTTTACAAATTGCGTGAACTTCTCCATTGATTTATTAAAATCATACTGCTTTACAAATTCTTCAAAGAAGAATCGCGATTTGTTCTTGATCTCATTTTCAGGAGAAATGAAAGACATACATACGAACTTTTGTTCAGCAATTGGCTTATCTTCGTCTAACAAATCTACCATCTTTGAAAAGCTTGTCATTATAAATAATAGATTACTTAATATTTATATTTTTTTCTTATTAATATATAATGAATTTTAGTTTCCAAGAAGTTGCAAAAAGAGTTATAAAGTATTTAGTAGAAGGGTTAATGGTTGCGATTGCATGTTTTGCGATTCCTAAAAAATCATTAGATATTGAAGAAATTGCTCTTTTAGCATTAGTAGCAGCAGCCACGTTTAGTATTTTAGATACTTATATTCCTAGTATGGGAGAAAGTGCAAGAACCGGCGCTGGCTTTGGTATAGGCGCCAATCTTGTACATTTCCCAGGAGGATTTTAAATGGTGGGTATGTAATCCCAATTCAAATCGTTACATATCTTTTTCCAAATCTCATCTTGTTCCACCTTCTTTTGGTCTTTTAACATAGGATAAAATTCCAAATATTGATTCTCTCCGAGAAGTTCACATAGTTTATAAAGCGTATAATAATAATTTAAAAAATTAACCCTTGAATTGGGACAGTATTTTGCATAAGGGATCTGAATATCCATAAACAAATTACATAGGGTATCTTCTAGTTTAGGACTCATGACAGGCGGCTTTATACCAAGTTTGTCTTTTATAAATGGAATGTGCTCATAGTATTTGTTATATTTTAATTTTTTGAGTATTTCCTTCATCTTTTTATTTGTTAATTGCGATAATTGGATACGTTCCTTTTTAACCTGGTTGCTGATTTGTTCTATGATTTCCTTTGGAATATCAGTAGATTCTTTTGCTTGAAACTGAGACAAAATTTCTCTGAAATGATTGATCCTTTTATACGCATAAAAGGAAACTTCTTTAGGAGGTTCCTTATAGGTTGGCTTATCATTGTCCACCAAATATTTATGATTTGTAAAACAATGATTGCAGACAATAATACCCTCATGATTTACTTTTATTAATTCACCTATGTTACAATTTTCGCATATAGACTTATTGTAGGAATAGTTATTTAAATTTACGATTTCAAAGTTATTTTTTTCCATATATTCATTGATGCAATGATTTATATTTTCAGTCTTTGCTACGTCATCTTTTAATTTAAAAAAGGTACTTATCTTCTTTTTTGGGTTTATATTTTTATCAATGTCCTGTTTTGATTCAAAGTATTCAAATAAATATTTAGAGTTTTCCAAATAATATTTATTTTTTTCTTCTTTAAGAAGTCTTATTTTATTTTTTAAATTAGTAATTTGTTGATTGGTTTCATCTTTATTTTCGGAATTTCTTTTGTTTTCAAGTTCCTCTATTTTTACATTTAATTTAGGAATAATTATATCAACCGTATTATGAAAATGTTTAAGTTTTTTAGTATAAAGATTGTCTATCGTATCATCACCTTTTATATTCATTATAGATTTATAAGAAATGATTTTATTTGTTTTTATTTTAATTAAGTAAATTCCAAATTTTTTTTCTTTTATTAATGTATAAAATGGGAGGTGGTCTGATGCAGTTAGTAGCTTATGGCGCACAAGATGTATATCTTACTGGAAATCCCCAGATTACTTACTGGAAGGTTACTTACCGCCGACACACAAACTTCGCGATGGAGTCCATTGAGCAGACTTTCAATGGCCAGAGCGACTTTGGACGCAGAGTAACCTGCACGATCTCCAGAAATGGTGATCTTGCTTACCGCACTTACCTTCAGGTAACCCTCCCAGAGATTAACCAGTCTATGGGATCCAACAATGTCCTCTATGCCAGATGGTTGGATTTCCCCGGCCATCAGCTCATTGATGGTGTTGAGGTAGAGATTGGCGGTCAGCGCATTGACAAGCAATACGGTGACTGGATGCACATCTGGTCGCAGCTTACCATGGACAAGAACCAGGAGCGCGGATACAACAAGATGGTCGGCCAGACCACCCAGCTCACCTTCTTGACTGATCCTCAGTTCGCGAACGTTGATGGTCCTTGTGATTCCAGCGCGCCTAGACAGGTATGCGCTCCTCGTAACGCTCTTCCTGAGACCACCCTCTACATTCCTCTTCAGTTCTGGTTCTGCAACAACCCTGGTCTTGCTCTTCCTCTTATTGCTCTCCAGTACCACGAGGTCAAGATTAACATTGAACTCCGTGCGATTGACGAGTGCCTCTGGGCTGTAAAGGACACCACCGCCACTAGTGCTGACCAGAAGGCATCCACCGCCTACGCCCAGTCCCTCGTCTCTGCCTCCTTGTACGTAGACTACATCTACCTTGACACTGACGAGCGCAGACGTATGGCACAAAACCCCCACGAGTACCTCATTGAGCAGCTCCAGTTCACTGGCGCTGAGTCGGTCGGTTCCTCGTCCAACAAGATTCGCCTTAACTTCAACCACCCGTGCAAGGAGCTTGTCTGGGTTGTACAGCCTGACGCCAACGTGGACTACTGCGCGTCTCTTGCTGCCGGAAACGTTCTCTTCAAGGCTCTTGGCGCCCAGCCTTTCAACTACACTGATGCGGTTGATGCTCTTCCTAACACCATCAAGGCGTTCGGCAGTGATACCGCTACCAACGGCGCCAATGGTGTCATCAATGCATCTGG